AGTTGAGCAAAAAGAAGAAGAAGTAGAAATGGAAGAAGAAACTACTACTGAAGATACTATGCTCGAAGAAGTTGGTAACGTAGTAAGAGAATTACTAGAAAATGTTACTAGCGAACTTAACACAATCAAAGCTGAATTAGATGAGTTAAGAGGTGAGAACTTAGCAAAAGATGAGAATATCGTTGATTTGCAAAACGAAAACCTTGAGTTATCTAAGCAAGTTGAAGATTTAGGTAGTGAGCCTAGCGCAGAGCCTGTAAAGGCACGTAAATTCGCTGCTAACACTACTCCTAGAGTTGAATTAAGCAAAGCAGACTATATGAAGTTGTCTGCTCAAGAAAAATATATGTATAACCTAAATAAATAATTAAGAAAATGGGATTTTCAATAACTTCAAACTATTCAGGTGAACACGCTGGTCAGTATATCGCTGCTGCGTTGAAATCTGCTACATCTCTTGAATACTTAAACGTATTAGAGAATGTGAAATTTAAAAGAAACATTACTAAAGTTGCTGGTGCATCTTTGGTAGCTAACGCATCTTGTGATTTTAATGATGCTGGTACTCTTACTTTAACAGAGAGAGTACTTAACCCAAAAGAATTACAAATCAATGTAGACCTTTGTAAAAAAGACCTACTTGCTGATTGGCAAGCTGCTCAAATGAGAGCTGGTGCGCACAATAGAGATATGTCAGGTGACTTTACTGCATTTGTTATGTCTTATCTAAGTGGAACTATTGCTGATGCAGTAGAGGGTTCTATTTGGAGTGGTGCAGATGGTACACCAGGTCAGTTCGAGGGCTTTTTAACAGGTTCAACAGGTTACTTTGCTAACGATGGTACAGTAGGTGCTGATAGTGCCTCTGCTGCTTATGATGCTAGTAATGTAATTGCTAATATACAAGGTTTAGTAGCTGCTATTCCAGCACAAGTTTACACTAAAGAAGATTTGTATATCTATATGAACGCTAAAACTTATCGTTTCTATATTTCTGCTATCTCTGCATTATCTGCTTTCCCTTTCAATCATATGGGTCAATACACTCCTGAATTTGAGGGTGTTAAGATTGCAGTTTGTCAAGGTATGCCTGACAACCAAATGGTAGCTGCACAAAAATCTAACTTATTCTTTGGTACAGATTTAATCTCTGACCACTCTGAAATCAGAATGTTAGATATGGCTGACTTAGATGGTTCTGATAACATCAGAGTTGTAGCTAAGTTTACAGGTGGAGTTCAGCACGGAGTAGGTGCAGACATCGTACACCAATCATAATTAAAATAAGTACAGGGGGGTGAAAGCCCCCCTTAACTAATAAAACACAAAGAATATGGCTTGTGAATTAACAACAGGTAGAGCATTAGATTGTAAAGACATCATCGGTGGTGTACGTGCAGTTTATTTCTGTCAATTAGAAGATGCTACTGTAACTCATAGTGCTGGTTCTGTTTCTGACTTGGATATTACTACAAACGTTTTTAAATACAACGTAGTAAGAGGTACTGCTTCATTTACTGAAACAGTAACTGCTAGTGCAGAGAATGGTACAGTATTTTATGAGCCATCAGTAAACGTAAAACTACACAAACTAAGTGTAGCAGACCAAAATGAAATTAAATTATTAGCACAAAACAGATTGTTAGTATTCGTTGAAACAAATGGTATTAACTCTGCTGGTAAGAGAGTTGTTTTCTGTTTAGGTGTTACTAATGGTATGGAACTTACAACAGGTACTGCTAATAGTGGTGTAGCATTTGGTGATATGAATGGTTATGATTTAACTTTCGTAGGTATGGAAGATAGTCCAGCTTTAGTAGTTGCAGACTATACTACAACTGCATTAGATAATAGTACATTTAATGATGGTTCAGGTTTGACTATTTCGTAATTATCAATATAATTTAAGAAAAAGGTGGGTTTTACCCACTTTTTTTTTGACTAATTGTAAATAAAACATAGTTTTTTATATTTTATATTATGGTAGTAATAAATAAAGGATTAGCAAACGAGTTATACTTTAATCTTACGAGTAAGAAAAGATTAGCTAGCAGTCCATATATATTTATTAAGTTTACCAATGATATGACTAAACAAAGCTATTTTGTTAATCCTACTGAAACTGTTGAGCCTAGACATAGCAAAGTAGATTTTACAGAGGGTACAGATATTAGTTTAGGTGCAGAGGGGTTCTATACTTATGTAATTTATCAAGTTACTACTAACGATTTAACTGATGATAGTACATTAACTGATGCAAGGATTATAGAACGAGGTAAGGCATTAGTAAAAGATGCTAGTGTAACAGAGGTATCATATACTCAATACACACCAACAAGCAATAAGAATACAACAAATAGTAACACACAATACATAAGTATATAATGGATTTAAACTTTGAAAATAAAGCAAAAAGCGAATTAGATAGAATTACGCTAAAAGCAGAAAAGGTAGAGTTAGCACAAATTGACAAAGCAGAACAATTATTAAAAGAAATTGATAGAGTTTCTACAAATTATCAAGCGTTATACTCTGATGGGCGTGTTAATTCTGTTGTTGATGAATATGAAAACGCAACTTCACTTTTACGTCTAGATATTGCAAATCATAAAGAAATGATAAAAGACCACGAAAAATTTATGGCAGAATATAATACAATTATAAAATTGTTAAAAACATCTGCTGATGATTTAGGTGTAAAATTAGATACATTACCTATTGTTAAAAAATTGACATCATCATATGATGTATTAAAAAAGGAAAATATAAGGGCAAATAAGAATTTTAAAGAATTAGAAAAAGCAAAAAAATTCTAACATAATAAACTATAAAATGGCAGTAAAAAATACAACAGATTTATTAAACGAGCAATTAGGNAAGAAAGGTAAAACAAGAATTATCTCAACAGTAGCAGTAACTAGCGTAGATTTTTACGCAGTACAATTTGTAACAGAGAGTGTCATTTCTGCTTTACAAGTAGCTAACTTAGATGCATCAAGTGCAAACCCTAGTGTATTATATACTACTATACCAGCTGGTACAGTATTATTTATGAACATTACAGGTATCACTTTAACAAGTGGAGTAGCAATAGGATATAACAACTAATATATGTTAGGATTAGGTTTAGCATTAAGCATAGCTAAAAAGACATTAGGTGATGCCATAGATGGCTTATTATCTACGTTAAAAGGTAGAGCAACGTACTATGAGAATGGTAATGCATCTAAATCTACTATTAAGGCAATAGATGATGCTGATATACTAGACAAAGCTACTATACTACTTACTCCTACTGCATATTCTGATGCAAAGGTACACTCTGTAAAGACTTATACAGGTGATGAACTTGTAACTAATGGAGATTTTCTAACAGATGTACTAGGGTGGGGGACTGATTCAGGAGCTGAATTAACTTGGCAATCTGACCAAACTTGTTTAGTAGAAACTACTGCTGACAACACTTTTGCTATTGTGCAAGGAAGCGTTTTAACGTCTAATACAAAATATAAGGTTTCATTAAGATTCAAACCTAATAACATTGGTACTTTTAGAGTTCGGCTTGGTGGAGCTTCTGTAAGTTTTTCTACAACAAGTTTTAATGTAAATCAATGGAATTATATTGAATTTGTAGGCGTTGCTGATAATCACATATTAGAAATTGGCTCTCAAGGTGGTTCTATTACACAATTTTATATAGACAACATATCAGTAATAGATGTATCATCAGACTTTGACTTCGATAGAGCAAGTAGTGCTACAAGAATAAACTCTAGTGGTTTAGTACAAGATATGCAAAGTATTACTGACCCTGAATTAGTACTTAATGGTGATTTTGAAGAGTTGGGTAATGAAGAAGTTACTAATGGAGGTTTTGATACCGATAGTGATTGGACTTTAGGTAGTGGAGTTACTATTAGTGGTGGAAAAGGTCAATGTTCAAATACAACACCCTATAATTATGCTTTATCTCAAAATTTACAATTAACTGTTAATCAAACTTATTTAGTTAGTTATGAAATATTAGATTATGATTCAGGAGAAATAAGAGTTAGGTTAGGCACTAATATGGGAACTACAAGAACATCTAATGGTGTTTATCAAGAATACATAGTAGCACAAAGTGCAGCATTTATATTACAAACTGTTGCTAGTTCTTTTACAGGCTCAATAGACAACGTATCAGTACAACAAGTAGACCCTAATGATAGGTGGAGTTTACAAACGGGTTGGAGTATAGAAGATAGTAAGTTGGTTGCAGTAGCACCTAGTTCATCAGATGTAGCATCACAAGCATTTGACTTTGAAGATGGTGGTACTTATAAATTTACTTTTGAAATATCTGATTATAGTAGTGGTGATGTTTATATATCAAAACCATACGATGGTAGTGCAGATAAAGTAGGTGCTAATGGTACACATACATTTTACTATGTGGCTGGTTCAGATAATGCAATAGAGTTTAAATCTGATAGTAGTTTCAGAGGCTCAATAGATAATGTATCAATAAAACACGTTACATTTGAAGAAGATAATGTAGATTTAGCTAGAATAAGCTATGATAGTAATGGAGATAATGGTCATATATTGTTAGAGCCTACTTCTACTAATCTTATACCTTATAGTGAGGATTTTAGTGATAGTAGTTGGGTTAAAAATGGTTTTGGTAATGCTTTATCTCCAGTAGTGACTTTAGACACCGATATAAGTCCAGATGGTACTCAAAACGCATCAAGAATTGAAATGGATTGTACAAGCACCTCATCATCTGATTATTCTGCTATTTATCAACAATTAGCTTTAGATGGTAGTAGTGAATATACAATTAGTTTTTATGTTAAAAGTAATACTTCTTATAATCAAGATTTATTGTTTTTTAGTAATAGTTCCTTTTCAACACAAATCACTGCTATTTCTGAATGGCAGAGAGTAGAATCTACTTTCACATCAAATAGTACAAATACAAGAAATTTTGGATTACTAGCTAGAGGAAATGTTCAGCAAGATGTTGATATTTTAATTTGGGGCGCACAACTAGAAGCCTTACCCTACGCTACATCATACATACCAAATCACGGAACAGCAGTAGGTGTTACAAGAGCAACAGAAACACTAACAGGTAGTGGCAATAGTACATTGATAAACTCAACAGAGGGTGTGTTATATGCAGAGATAGCAGGATTAATTGATGATGATTCAGCTAGCAACAGCTACCATAGAGTAATATCAGTATCTGATGACACTATCACAAATAGAGTAGAATTAAAAGCCCTCAACGATGGTACGCTTGAATTTAGATTTGATAGTAGTTCTAGTGATATTAGGCTATATCATTTGAGTTTTGATTTTACCATTTTTAACAAAATAGCTTTGGTTTGGGAAAGCGGTAGATGTGCTGCTTATCTTAATGGAGTAAAAGTCGTAGAAGATTTAACGTTCTCTACATTTGGTAGCAATACTTTGAGCGAACTGTCTTTTGACAGTCCATATGATAGTGGTTCAAATTTTTTCTACGGTAAATGCAAAGCACTAGCAGTATTTAATGAGGCTTTAAGTGATACACAACTTACAAATTTAACAAGCTAATGAATAAGATAGGTAAATACGAGTTTGATGATAGCGTACAAGCAGATAGCAAAATAAACGCTTTAGGTACAAGAACAACAGAATTAGGTGATGTAGTACCATCGCACAATCACGTTATCGTAAGACTAGGCTATATCGTTTTAGAGCAAGGTGAGTATAACGAAAGTGGCGAACAAACTAAAGCACCTGTACTATCTGACAAATACCACGTAGATGTATTATGGAAAGGCTTAGAGCCTAAAGATGCAGAAGCAGAGGTACTAGAATATGACCACCCTAGAGGTTGGAAAACATACTCTGTAAACATAGAAGATAATGGAGTACACTCATTTATGGGTTTAGACTATAACTTATACAAATTCTAATGAAAGAAAGACTAATAAATATAAATCTAACAAACGAAGTACAACCTAAAAGCATAGAAGTCAATGGTGCTGATTGGATTGGGTATGGTGATGGTGAGTACAAAAACAACTACCCACAATACATTATAGATTTATATAACAATAGTGCNACNAATAGTGCGATTATCAACGCTACTGCATCTATGATNGCTGGTGAGGANTTTATTGTAGAAGATAGCGATAATTTAGAGCAATATGTAGCATTAAAGAAGTTCTTAGCAGCAGTTAATGGTACAGAAAGCGCACACGAATTATTTGTTAAGTTATCATTTGATTTAAAACTACAAGGTGCATACGCTATCAATGTAATATGGTCTAAAGATAAGACTAAGATAGCTGAACTACACCACGTACCTGTTGAGCAAGTTAGAATAGGTGTACCTAATGAAGATGGTAAAGTACCTTGCTATTACCTAAGTACAGATTGGACACAATACAGAAAGAAAGAATACGCACCTAAACACATCGCACCATTTAATATGATGGATAGAAGTGAGGGTAGCCAATTATTATATAGTGGTTTATACTCTCCAGCTATGGAATTGTACCACACTCCTGATTATGTNGCTAGTACGAATTGGATTCAGATAGATAATCTAACATCTGACTTTCACTTAAACAATATCACTAATGGTTTTAGTGGCTCGTACTTTATTA